GTTGGACCTAAACCAACAAATGTTAAAACTATAAAAGCAAGTGAGGGAAAAATGTTAAAAGGAAAACAAAAAAGACTAGATGCAAATAAAGATGGTAAAATATCTGGTGAAGATTTTGCAATGCTTAGAAAAAGTAAAAATGTAAGAATGCAAAAAAAAGACGCAATGGGCGAAGAACCAGAAGCTATGATGGGTGGTGGAATGTATGGAGATCCACGAATGCTTAGAAGAGGCGGAATGGCTAGAGGTCAAAAACCTATTCAAATTAAAAAAGTTCCGTTTAGAGGAATATTTTAATGAGTAAATTTTCCAAAATGTTATCCATGCGTAATGGAAATAATATGATGGTAAGAAAGGCAGCTGTTGGTATGTTTGCTAGGTTACTTGGTCTAGGAGCTAGGAGAGGAGTTGAGATGTTAACACCTTCAAAAAAAAGTATTCAAGCAGGAGCTGAAAAAGCTGCTCGACCAGAAAAATTTAGGAAAGCAACGGAAGCTTATGAAAAAGGTAATAAAGAAATGCTTAACAATTTAAGATTAAAAGATTTTGAATAATGACTACATCAGGCACTACAACATTTAATTTAGATATAGCTGAAATTATTGATGAAGCATATGAACGATGTGGTTCTTCAACAACTTCTGGTTATTCATTGAAAAGTGCTAGAAGATCTTTAAATTTATTGATGTCCGAATGGGGCAACAGGGGAGTGCATCTTTGGAAAGTTGAATTAAAAGTTCAAGAACTTACAGCTGGAACTAGCGAGTATGCAACACCATCAGATTGTAGCGATGTTTTAGAAGCTTATATCTCCACATCATCTGGAACAACAACTAGCACCAACGATGTTAGCTTAGATAAAATTGATAGATCAGCGTACGCAGGACTTCCAAACAAAGGTCAGAGAGGTCAACCGTCTCAATATTTTATTGATAGACAAATAACACCATTATTAAATTTATATTTAACTCCAGACAAAGTAACTTTCACCCATGTTAAATATTATTATATGCAACGAATTCAAGATGCAGGGGCTTATACAAATAATCCAGACGTTCCTTTTAGATTTTTACCGTGCATGTGTTCTGGATTAGCTTATTATCTTTCTATGAAAGTTAATCCCAAAACCACTGATGCTTTACGATTATATTACGAAGATGACTTAATGCGAGCTCTTCAAGAAGATGGTCAACGAACGTCGACCTATATAACACCACAAACATACTATCCAAATTATTCATAATGGGTTTTTCTAGAGGTAAATATTCGCAGGCTATATCAGACAGATCAGGACAAGCATTTCCTTATACTGAAATGGTAAAAGAGTGGACTAATGCTTTAGTTCATATATCTGAATATGAACCCAAACATCCTCAATTAGATCCAAGACATCATAAATCTGATGATATTGCTTTACAAAATACAAGACCACAGGATTTTACATTAATCTCTGGTGGTAATGGTGAGGCAACTGCTAATTTAAATTTACCAGGTGAATTTGCTTATAATTCAAGGGGTATGGTGCCTGATGATCCATCAGCACAAAACTCAGCAAGACAATTCGGTATTTTCACTGGTCAAGTAAGGATTGTGATATCTTAATGGGTATTTCTCATGCTGCTTTTTTAACACAAATTAGAAGTTACACAGAAGTAGATTCTACAGTTTTATCAGACACACTTATTAATCAATTTTTAAGAAACGTAGAATTAGACGTTGCTAACAAAGTTGATTACGATGATTTACGAAAATATTTTCAAGCAACTTTAACCGCAAATAATAAATTTTCAGTTATGCCTGCTGATACAAAAGTTGTAAGGGGAGTTTTTGTAGCCACAACAGTAGGAGGTTCTTTATCATCTGGAACTGTTGTATATGCAGAAAAAAGAGATCAATCTTTTATAAGAGAATTTAATAATACAGGTGCAACAGGACTACCACAATACTGGGCAAACTATGATGATTTTACAATAATGGTAGCGCCTACTCCAAACCTTGCATATCCAATTGAAGTTGAAATTATTCGAGAAGCACCAAGTTTCACATCGTCAAATAATACTTATTTATCAACGTATGAACAAAATCTTTTATTGTATGGAGTTTTAGCAGAGGCTTTTTCTTACCTTAAAGGTCCAATGGATCTGTACAATTTAAATAAAACAAAGTATGATGAAGAATTACAAGCTTTTGCGTTAATACAAATGGGTAGAAGACGCAGAGGTGAGTATGACGACGGTGTGCCAAGAATTCAAATTAATTCGCCGCCACCTAATACAACTTTATAAGGAGCTTACAATGGCAATTACGACTAATGCGATAGCAAATTCTTTTAAAAAAGAAATATTACAAGCAACGCATAATTTTAACACCGCACCAACTGGACAAAAATTTAAACTTGCACTGTATACTACAAACGCAGTTTTAGGTGCTTCAACAACATCATTTACCACAGGTGGGCAAGTTACTTCTCCGGCTGGATATTCTTCTGGCGGAAAACTACTTGTGAACAATGGTGTAATTATGTCATCTGCAGTGGCTGCAGTAGACTTTGCTGATTTATCATTTACCAATGTTACACTTACTGCTCGAGGAGCGCTGATTTATAACACATCAGCTTCTAATAAAGCAGTTTGTGTGCTTGATTTTGGCGGAAACAAAACTGCAACTGCAGGAACTTTTACAATTCAATTTCCTGCATTTACTACTTCGCTTGCAATTATAAGAATTGGTAACGCATAATTAAATATTTTATGAGATGGCTAGCACATGGGGTTTTGGAGCTTGGAATGTAGGTGCCTGGGGCGATCAGTCTAATGCCTCAGCACCAGTCTCTGGATCCCAGCTAGCTAATCTAATAAATTCAGTTACAACAGACATACAACCTGATGCTGGTTGGGGGGTAAAAACTTGGGGCACAGTGCCTTGGGGAGAAGAAGATGATGTAGTTGTTACTCTTACTGGCAATCAATTAAATTTTAACATATCCAGTGTAATAGCTGGTTTACTAATTGAAGTTCCGGTCACAGGCACTGGTTTAAAAATTAACATAGGAGAGGAGACGGCTTTTACAAATGTTGTTGTTACAGCAGCCTCTCAATCTCAACAAAATTTATCTATTGGTTCAGTTATAGCAGAGGGAGTAATTGGTGAGGGTTGGGGTAATAATGGTTGGGGTATTGTCCCTTGGGGTGAAGAGGAAAGCATAAATGTTACAGTCACTGGTAGACAATTAAACACAAGTATAGCAAGTGTAAGCACATCTGCAAATGCAAACGTAAACGTAACAGGCAGCAGAATTAATACAATTGTAAATTCTGTAGGTATTGCAGCAGATGGTAATATTTCTGTAGTTGTTGGATCAGAACATCGATTAAATTTAAGTTTAGGAAATTCAATTCAATTAGGTAATTGTTTAGTAAACGTTACTGGAACGCAGATAAATACAAATGTATCTAGTGTTATAGCAGGATTGTTAATTGAAGTTCCTGTAACAGGCAGCAGAGTAAATACTCAAATAAATTCAGTTTCAATAACTGGAACTGCAAGTGTTAACATTACTGGCACACAAATTAATGGAATAGTTGGTAATGCAATACCTGTTTCAACCTACACTGTCACTGGTAGTAGATTAAATCTTACACCTGGATCAATTACAACAACTGGTAATGCTAGTGTTTCTGTAACTGGTATAGGAGTAAATATTTCAACAGCTAATGTACTAATTACAGCTTGGGCAGAGGTTGATATTGGTATTCCACTAGTTTCTACTTATACTGAGGTTGACATTGCAGCATAATTTTTGTAATAATTCTTAAAAACAGGAGAATAAATGCCATCAAGTTTTTCTACAGATCTTAAACTAGAACTCATGGTAACTGGCGAAAACGCTGGTACGTGGGGTGATAAAACAAATACAAATTTAAATTTAGTTCAACAAGCAATAGCAGGATACCAAGGAGTAAGTATAGCTGGAGGAGCGCAAACCACAGCGCTTGTTATG